CAGTTATTATGTATGTTTTAGACATTTTTTTCCCTCCTAGCTTTCGCTTTCTTGTTGGTGTTATCTCTCACCATTTGTATATCGGGTTGGATATCTTCTAAGATTGTTTTTCTAACTTCGCTAACTGTTAGGCCGTTTAGGTCTTTAGTTAGTATTTGAATATCTCCGATCTTGGGTATCCATGTTTGATGATATTGCTTCTCTTGGTTGTTAATGGTGTAGCACCAGTCAATGATTAAGCCGTTAATGTTTATTGAAAATATCATTGGTCTTGTTTCCTTTGGTAAATTTCAGAACAATATTTACCACCAGTCATAGACATTGCACACGCAATTTGATGTAAATTATTGATAGGAAATTCCCTTAACTCATCTTTAGTTATGTAATCTTTTTCTTTTAAAAAGTGTTTTACATCTTTGGGTTTTATGACCCAGGTAATAACATCTGCATTATCATCACATATATATATTTTCATCTGTCTTTATCCTTGATTATTAGTGCGACTGCATAAAGGCATACGGCCATTATTGTTAGTATTGGTATTAGTTGCATGTCCATTTAGTTTTGCTCCTCGTAAATCCATTCAACCTCTAGGTCTTCGGGTATATATTCAACGCACCAATTTTCATCAGCTCTTTGCTGTTCTTCTTCTGTGTAAAGGTGTTGTATTTCTTCCCAGTTTTCTATGTGTCGCGTAGGAAACTCACCTGCACAATTAATAGCACATTCTTCTATGCTTACACCTTGACACCATAAGCCTATAATTTCGTCCTTATCATATTCTGATAATATCCAAGGTATAAATTCATTACGATTTAGTTTAAATGTTAGTTGTTTCATTAGTCTTGCTCCTCCTCGCATTGTGTTAGCCAGTCGTCAAAGTCGTTAGCTAATTCATCAGGCATATCATTATTTAAAATAACTGGTTTAGGGTTGTCGCTCCATTCAACTAAGATAGTAGTTGATACTATTCTTCTTGGATTACTCATTAGTTTTGCTCCTCAATAAAAGTATCATTCATTTTTAATTTATTGATATTTGGTATTAATGGTAAACCTGACATTGACAAAAAATCTTTTTTGATTTGACTGCCTCCCACAACTTTTGTATATCTATATTTTCCTTTATAAAATTCTTTTTCTAAAGCAATATACTTAAATATCTTTTTCTCTGCTCTCATCACTTCCCCCTTTGTGTTGGTTTACCATTTGGAAAGGTTAAAGCGGTGCTAAACGCTTTCCAGTCCTTTGGTGTCATTGCTATCTCTACTTTGTGAATAGGCGTATTGTCTTTTAGTCCGTACTTCTTGCGTAGCTGTCCTATGATGCTTTTACTTGATTTGGTTTTCATTGTTGCACCTCTATAATCATATTGTCCTGATATGGTTTATCATCAACAAACCATTCATAATTTCTTTGATAAATATTAAACGGTGAAAATTCATGAATTCTAGATTTAGTTGTATTGGTATACCAGCCATTGGTATTAAGAATAATTTTATCTTTATAATGAATAACTACTTCTGTATTATGTAGCCTTATACCCAACCCGCCATCGTCTCTAACAACTAAATATGTATTGTTAGCAAGTTTTCTTTTTCTTGTCTTTGATAGTTCTTTTAATTTTTTATATGTATTCATTGTTGCACCTTATGTATTGATAATTAAATCTGATTCTTGAAATCTTTGCTTAACGTGTCGCAAAGCGTCATTGACGCACATATGATATTCAAAGTCGCCTATTTCATCTTGAAATAAATCGTCTTTATATATTCCGCCATCAAACTCTTCTTTATTGATAAAGATATCGTAGGTGATGCCACGCTCACAAGATGACTCGGTCATAAAGATTTCGACCTTGCCAATATCTAAAGGAAAACAACAATATACAATGTCGTTATCCTCCTCATAATCAACCATGGCTTGCTCGTATTCTATAAATTTATCTGTACTCATTACGCCACCTTTTGAGATTGTGAATCATTAAAGCCAACAACATAGCCCAATAATTCTTGCTTATTGTTGAATCTTTTAATATCGGTTTCGGCTGTAGAATGTAGCCTAATAGTTATATTATGAGTATCAAAATAAATGCTTTCTATGTCACTTGGTTTGTATTGATTAAAACCATTTTTTAAAATGTGTTGAGTAAAATTCCAACATTGGTGGGCTTGATAATATTTATCATAACCTGACAGTCTGAAATAAATATTTTCTTTGTTTCTTTTGAATTCGGTTTCTTTTTCTTTGCGAAATCTTATGCTTAATTGTTCTAATGTTTCGTTTGTATCTGTCATGGTTTACCTCCTAAAGTATTACGTTTGACTTCCCTATGATACCTAAATGTACTTATATATCAAGTAGTTAGCTAAAAAAACTTAGGGTTTTTATGAAGAATGTTGTAAGATAAGGGTTTAAGGAGCATAAAAAAATTTCAAATATGGAGCAAAAAATAGCAAAAAAAGACAATAAACCTATAAAAAAAGTGGGACGTAAACCTATTAATATTGATATTGCAAAAGTTGAAGCTCTTGCCTCTCAGAACATGGGAGTCATGGAAATTTGCCGTACTCTCGGCGTTGGTTGGGATACTTTCAATAAAAATCGTAAACGTAAGACGGAATTATCGGACGCATATGAGAGGGGGAGAGCAAAAGGATTAGAGAGAGCCACATTTAGATTGATGGAGCAAATAGATGATGGCAACTTTCAAGCGATACAATTCTATTTAAAAAATACAGACTCCGATAAATGGAAGGATCGTCAAGAAGTAGTTAATGCCACTATAAATTTAAATGATGTTCTAAGCGGTGCAAAAGATAGACTCGGCGACTCTATGGCGACTATAAAGAAACCCAAAGTTATAAACGCTGTTAAATCAACAGATATAGACTCGGGACATCTGGTGAATAATCAGAACGATATAAAAAACAATGATAATAAGGGTGATTAGCTAATTCACATAAAAGGCATTACCGCTAATAGCAAGGGTTCGCCCATGATTTGATTTGCTCATGCTCCGAGCATAAACAATCATACCCCCCCTTGCATTTTTTCGCACGGGTATATTACGTGTAACTGTTGAACTAATTTTTTTTAATTTTTTTTGAGTAGAATATGAAAGAGGCAATAACTGGAATGATAGAAATACTAACCATAGCTGGACTTGGTAATCTTTTATTATTTATAATTTTGGTAAATATATGAAATACGGTGCTGAAGCTGAACAACAACTAATGACCGAAGTTTGGTCACCTCAAGTTGCTGATGATCCATACAACTTTGTAATGTTCATCTTCCCCTGGGGACAGAAGGACACCCCCCTCGAAGACTTTACAGGCCCAAGAGAGTGGCAGAAAAAAATTTTAAAAGATTTATCAATTCACATACAACGAAATAAAGGCGAAGTAACACCAGAGATGTTTAGACTCGCCGTTGCTTCTGGTCGTGGAATAGGAAAGTCTGCCTTAGTTGCATGGTTAATATTATGGATGCTATCAACCAGATTAGGCTCAACCATCATCGTCACCGCTAACACCGAACAACAGCTACGTTCAAGAACATGGGCGGAGTTAGGTAAGTGGCTAACACTCGCAATAAATAATCATTGGTTTTCTAAAACTGCCACAACCATAAAACCAGATGGTTGGTTTGAAGAAGCACTCAAAAGAGATTTAAAAATAGACACGGGTTATTATTACGCCCAGGCACAGTTATGGAGCGAGGAAAATCCAGATGCGTTTGCAGGAATCCACTCATCTTACGGAGTATGTTTGATTATGGATGAAGCCTCTGGTATTCCTGCTCCTATCTACTCTGTCTCCGAAGGTTTCTTCTCCGAACCTACTGAAAATCGTTTTTGGTTTACTTTCTCTAACCCCAGAAGAAACACAGGGCCATTCTACGAGAGCTTTACATCTAAGCGGAAGTTCTGGAACTTAGAACAAATAGACTCACGCACAGTCGAAGGTACTGACCAAAAACTATTCCAAACCATGCTCGAGCAATATGGAGAAGATTCTACAGTTGCTAGGGTAGAAGTAAGAGGCGAGTTCCCTAACGCTGACGATGACTCAGTCATACCAATGGAACTGGCAAGAAATGCTGTAGACAGAGATGTGGCACTAACAACCAAAGCACCTATTGTTTGGGGATTGGACGTTGCACGTTTTGGTGGTGATAATTCTGCACTATGTATAAGACAAGGTAATACTGTTCTTGAAATTAAGACTTTCAAATCGATGGATTTAATGCAATTATGCGGTGCAGTTAAAAATTTATATGACGACAGTACCGTCATTGAACAACCACAAGAAATACTTATAGACGTAATTGGTCTTGGTAGTGGAGTTGTAGATAGACTAGCTGAACAAAATTTACCAGTAAGAGGAGTTAATGTTGCTGAAGCACCATCGACTAAGAAAAACTATTTAAACCTAAGAGCTGAGTTATGGTTCGCAATCAAGGATTGGTTGGTGCTGCGTAATTGCCGACTTCCTAATGATGATGAGCTTGTATCAGAATTGGCAGCACCTAGTTATAAATATACATCAACTGGAAAAATAAAAATAGAGTCTAAGGACGAAATGAAAAAAAGAGGTGTTAAGTCTCCAGACAAAGCTGACGCACTTGCACTAACGATGGCAAGTTCCGCTGCAAGTTTTAGTGGTGGCGAGAACTTTTTAGGGTATAATTTCAAGAAACCCTTGACATCAAGAATAATCAGAGTGGGATAAATTTATGGAATACGACAAAGATCAAGAAATCGAAGAGTTACAAGTAGAAGATTCTTACAACGAAGAAGAACTGCAAGGCGTACTTAAATCCGAAATGGATGACGCTAAAGACTTTATCGACCAGATAGACGAAGACAGAGCTGATGCTACTGATTATTACCTTGGTAATTCTCCGACAGCACAAAGTTCTATGCAATCAGAATTTGTATCAACCGATGTTAGAGACAGCGTGCTATTTATGTTGCCTTCCATCATGCGTACATTTTTTGGTACAACCAAAATAGTAGAGTTTATACCTCACGGCCCTGAAGATATAAACCTAGCCAAACAACAAACAGATTACATCAACTATGTAATCCAACAAAAAAACCCAGGCTTCAAAGTTTTATACGATGCTTTCAAAGACGCACTTATTAGAAAAACTGGTTATGTAAAAGCCTACTGGGATGACAGCATTACTGCATCAACACACGAATACACAAACATTTCTCCAGAGGCTTATCAAGCTATTACTCTTGACCCTAATGTAGAAGTGATTGAGGAAAAAATTGAAATGCAAAGCATGACAATTATGAATCCTGAAACTGGCGAAGAGATGACACAAGAAACACCAGCTAGTTATGACGTAAAAATTAGAAGAATTAAACCCAAAGACCAAGTGGTTATCGAAGCAGTCCCAACTGAAGAAGTATTAATTTCAAGACACGCTAGAGATTTAAACTCATCACCTTATGTAGCACACAGAATGGTTAAAACCGTAAGTGACTTGGTAGCAATGGGTTATGACAAAGAACAAATGGAACAGTTTGCTGGTTCTGGAAGTGCGGTCGATGAAGACTCTTACGATTTAGAACAAGCAAGAAATCCATACGCAGATTTTTCTGGCGTTGATAGAGCAGACAGTAATAGTAAAAATGTTCTCTATGTAGAGCATTATGTTTTTTATGATTTAGATGGTGATGGTATAGATGAAAGGATTAGAGTATGCACTGTAGGGAATGGATTAAATATTGTTAATGCAACACCCTGGGATGATTTACCTATTACACTCTTCTGTCCCGATCCAGAGCCACATACCTCCATTGGCTCATGCCCCGCGGACTACTTGATGCCTATTCAAGCAGCTAAATCTCAGATAATGAGAGATACCCTTGATAGTCTAGGCCACGCCATCTTCCCGAGAATGGGTATAGTAGAAGGACAAGTTAATATTGACGATGTTCTTAATACTGACATAGGACAACCAATTAGGATGCGCGCGCCAGGAATGGTACAACCTTTCTCTGTTCCTTTTGTTGGTAAAGAAGCCTTCCCAGTTTTATCTTATTTAGATGAAGCAAAAGAAAACCGTACAGGCGTTTCTAAAGCCTCCGCTGGACTAAACGCTGAAGCATTACAATCTACAACTTCGGCAGCTGTATCGGCAACCATGTCTGGCGCGCAAGGAAGAGTAGAACTTATATGTCGTCACTTTGCTGACGGAATGAAAGATTTATTTAAACTTGTAAACTCTCTTGT